CCGTTGCTGAAATTGCATTAACTGGCGGCACAGCACCAACATTTGGCCCACTTGGAACACAGACTTTTGGTTCAGATGGTAAGCGTTATGTTTTTGCTAAAGCAACTGTAGCTATTGCAGCATCTACAGCTACTATCGTAGTAAACGCTTCAACTTTTGCAGCAACTTTGGGCGCTGGCTCATATTTCACCGCTACCTCTATGGCTTCTGGTGACTATGGCTGGTTCGCTATCGCTTCTGTTTAATCAACAGAAAATGTAGTAAAACTGGGACTCTCTCACAAGGGGAGTCCCTTTCTTTTTTTTAACCGTAGTACCCTAACCACTTAGGAGTTTTACATGGCTATTGATAGCGATATGCAGGGTGCAGATGCACGATTAGCAGTCCAATTCTATAAAAAAAGTGTCAAGCAAGACGATGCTTCAAACGAAGCTGGTAGACCGATTTTTAAAGAATTTGATTTTGTCCGTATTATGATTCCTGGCGATAATTTGACAGAAATTGACACATACGCCCAAGAGTCCCATAAACAGCGTTTTCCTCGTCAATGGGCGCATTATCAAAACCAAGTAGGCAGTCATCAAGACATTGTTGGCACACCATTAGAGCAATGGCCTCAAGTTACTCGTAGCCAAGCAGAAGAATTGCGTGGCTTAAAGTTTCACACAGTAGAGTCTATTGCTGAATGTTCTGACCAGCAACTTCAACGAATTGGGATGGTAGCAGGTATGTCACCCCATAATTTCCGCTTAAAAGCCAAATCTTTCTTGAATTTAGCTAATGATTCTGCCGAAGTAGCACAAAGAGAAGAAGAATTGCAAGCATTAAAGGCAGAAAATGATAAAATCAAGGCTGAAACGGATGCGAAGCTGGCTGCTATGCAAGAGCAGATGTCAGCGCTACTTGCGACTGTTGCGAAACCAAAAACACGCAAACCCAAAGTAGCCGAGGCTTAATATGTCCCAAACGATGTTGTCCCTGGTGCAGCAAACCGCTGCCGAGTTAAACCTAGCTGTTCCATCTTTTGTTGTAGGCAATACATCACAGGATGTAACGCAAATTTTAGCCCTAATGAATGGTGCTGGATATGATTTGCTAAAAGAATTTGAATGGCAAGCATTACAGGTGCAATATCGTTTCTACACTCAATCTTTAACCGCCAATGCGACAACTGTCAATGGTTCTACTTCATTGACTTTTGCGCCTGGCACAGATTTGAGCGCAGTTACAGACCAATGGCAGTTAAGTGGTTATAACATTCCGCAAGACACTTATGTAGTGTCAGCCAATAACACCACTAAAGTCGTTGTAATGAGTCAAATGGCTACAGGTAGTGGCGTACAGTCAGTCGTATGCGCCCAAGTCGCCTATGACCTTCCTAGTGACTTTGAAACGATTACTGACAGAACCCAATGGGATAAGTCTAAGCATTGGGAAATGTTAGGGCCTGAAGACCCGCAACAATGGCAATGGCTAAAGTCTGGTTATATCTCTACAGGGCCTCGTGTACGCTGGCGTATTCTTGATGGTCAATTTCAAATATGGCCTATTATGAACACCCAAGAGTATTTAGGTTGGGAATACCGCAGTAACGCATGGGCAAGGTCAGCAAGTGGCACACCACAACAACAGTTTTTAGCTGACTCTGACACGACTGTGTTTGATGACAGAGTGATGGTTTTGTACACCAAATTAAAGTATTTTCAAACTAAGTCTTTTGACACTACTGCATTGCAACAAGATTATCAGCGTTATTTATCTATTGCTAAAGCTAATGATAAAGGTGCTCCTAACCTTAGTTTTGCTCCTTATCCATCTAAAGTGCTTATTGGTTACGCTAACATTCCAGACACAGGGTACGGCTCATAATGCTGCTATCACAGCCTAAGAAGTTTTCCGCACAAACAGCCTCAGTACCTTCACCTATTGGTGGGTGGAATGGCAGAGATTCGCTTGCACAAATGTCACCAACTGACGCTGTACAAATGGTAAATTGGTATCCTACGCCTACTGATGTGACTATGCGTAAAGGCTATACCAAATCATCTACAGGCATTACAGGCGCAGTAAATACTTTAATGAATTACCCTACTACTAGCGGATATAAGCTATTTGCTGCTGCTGGTGTAAGGATTTATGACGCTACATCTTCTACAGCTTCTCAAGTCTATTCAAGTTTAAATAGCGACAAACTGCAATATGTCAATATTACTAACACCGCAGGTAGTTTTATTGTTGCTTGTAATGGAGTAGACCCAGTTACCATTTATGATGGCACAAGATGGTTTACAGTAGCAACAACGACTACAGCGCAGACTATTTCAAGCATTACTAAATCAGGAACAACTGCTACTTTAACGACTGCTAGTCCACATGGACTTGTTACTAATAACAGAGTTACTATTAGTGGCGCAACATCTTCTGAATACAATGGCACTTTTATTGTTACAGTAACAGGTGCAAATACATTTACTTATGTAATGGCTTCAGCACCAGCCGCCAATGCTACTGTAGTTGGAACTTATACCACTATTGGCATTACAGGCGTAAATAGCAACACATTTATTAATGTAAACCTATTTAAAAATCGCCTATATTTTACGCAAAAAGACACTTTAAACGCATGGTATTTGCCTGTTGATTCTATTGGTGGCGCAGCTTTACCGCTTTATTTTGGTGGAATTGCTCGAAATGGCGGTTATTTACAAGCAATGGGCACATGGACACTTGACGCTGGTCAAGGTGCTGATGACTATGCAGTATTTGTAACTTCAATGGGTGAAGTTATTGTATATAACGGTACTGACCCTGATAATGCTGACACTTGGGTATTAAAAGGCGTATGGCAATTAGGTCAAACATTTAGTCGTAGATGCTTTTTTAAATGGGCAGGTGACCTTCTTTTACTTACTCAAGATGGATTAGTACCACTTGCGTCTGCATTGCAATCTAGCCGATTAGACCCTAGAGTAAACCTTACAGACAAGATTTATTACCCCATTAGTCAAGCTGCAACCCTTTATTATGCTAATTTTGGCTGGCAAATTCAATATTTTGCTAGTGAAAATATGTTGATTTTAAGCATTCCCACTACTAGCGGAATGGAACAATATGTAATGCACACCATTACAAAGTCATGGGCTAGATTTACAGGTATTCAAGCGTATTGTTGGGAAGTTTCTGGCGATAACACTATGCACTTTGGTGGTGATGGATTTGTAGGCAATTTTTATGCTGCAACTTCTGACGCTGGTGCAAACATTACTGGCGTTGTACAACAGGCTTATTCATATTTTGACACTCCTGGGCAAAATAAACGCTTTACGATGGTAAGACCTATTCTTCAGTCTGACGGTGGCATACCAAGCGTTTTATGCGGTTTAAGCGTAGATTTTCAGCCTATTGATAATAGTGGTGCTGTTTCCTTTAACCCCACAACACAAACAGTTGGACTTTGGGACTCAGGAGTTTGGGATTCTAATAAATGGGGTGGTGGTCTTATTACTACTCGTATTTGGCAAGGTGTAACTGGAATTGGATTTGCTGGCTCTATTAACCTTACTGCAGTAGCACAAGGCATTGAATTGCATTGGGCTAGTACCGATTATGTATATGAGCCAGGCGGTGTACTCTGATTTTACATAATGAACAGTCTTTAAAGGATTGGGCAATTAAACATAAAATGCCCACTCCCCAAGATGCACATTATTTAGGTCAAGTATTAGATGGAAAGATTAGAGCAGTAGTGATTTATTGTGGTTTTTTTGGTAAATCTTGCATGATTCATGTTGAGTCAGAAGGGCAGCATTGGGCAACTAAAGACTTCCTAAAAGAGGTTTTTAATTACCCATTTAACACCTTGAAATTAAAGGTTATAATTGGCACAGTTGCAGGGAATAATGAAAAAGCCCTAAGACTAGACCGACACCTTGGTTTCAAAGATGTTGCCTATATTCCTGACGCACATGACGAAGGGGATTTGGTCATTTTAGAAATGCGCCCAGAATATTGTAAATGGGCATAGGAGAGAATTATGGGTGCAGGTTCAACTTTTACACAAGGTGCTAATCCAAATACGGCTAATCCGTATGCTGGCACTACTAATCCTTATGCACAAGCGGCACAGGCAACCACATTAGGCAATTTAGCTGGCGCACAACAAGCTACTTCTGCCAACCGAATTAATCAAAATACCCCTTATGCAAGCCTAAACTACACACAAGGTGTAGATGCTAATGGCAATCCTACATGGACTGCTAATCAACAGTTAGCACAGCCTTTACAGTCTGCATTAGGCAATATTCAAGGTCAATTAGCACAATCTACTGCTAATCCTTTAGATATTAGTCAATACCAAGCAGGTCAAGTTGGACAAAGCCCAGAATTACAACGATTAAGTGCTGCGGCACAACAGCAAGGCATTGGTAATGCTCCTTCATTAGGTCAAGTAGGACAAGGCCCACAATTTGCTGGTATTGGTAATGCTGCTAATTTGCAAACTAGCGTAAATGGCACAGGAATGGAAGGTTGGGATGCTGCTACTGGTTTGTTAATGAGCCGTCTAAACCCACAAATTCAGCAAAGCCAAGACCGTTTAACTGCACAATTAGCTAACCAAGGCGTAGTGCCTGGTACTGAAGCCTACAATCGTGCTATGACTCAACAAGGTCAAAAAGAAAATGATTTAAGAACACAAGCACAATTAGCTGGTTCGCAAGTGCAAAACACGATGTTTGGTCAAAACTTGGCTGCTGGTCAATTTGGTAATCAAGCATTGACGCAACAAAACCAAAATCAATTAGCTAATCTTGGATTTAACAACCAAGCAGGACAACAAGGCTACCAAAACCAATTATCTGCACAACAAGCAAATAACGCTGCTTTATTAAGCGGTAATCAAGCACAACTGTCTAACCTTGGATTTAATAATCAAACGCAACAACAAAATTATGCAAATCAGCAAGCAATGATTCAGCAACAAAACGCTGCTGCTCAACAAGGATTTACTAATCAGTTAGCAGGAACTCAAGCTAATAACGCTGCTTTGCAACAAAATTACAATCAAGCATTACAACAAAAGAATTTGCCATTACAGCAATTAGGCGCTTTTCAAACAGCTTCAACACCTGGTTACATTAACCCTTATAGTCAAGCTGCTGTTGCAGGGCCAGATTACCTTGGTGCTTACACTACTAGTCAAGCTGCACAAATTGCCGCACAAAATGCTGCAAATGCAAAAACCGCTAATACACAGTCTGGATTGTATGGACTAGGCGCTGCTGCGTTATTAGGCGGTGGTGGATTAGGAAGTTTAGGAACTGCCGCCAAAGCTGGCACAGGTCTATTAGGTCTTGGTGGCTCTATTTATGATTATTTAAATGGCGGAAGTAGCGTTGATATGTCTAGCAATGACTATTTAAGTAATCTTTATGGCTCAGGGATATTTTAATCATGCCTTGGCAATTTGATGCTGAAAACCTAGTTTATAAACAGCCTCCAGAGACTACTGGCTATACATGGAAGCCAATGGGCCAAAATGAAAATGGCACAAATCCTGAAGGTGAATGGGTTGCAAACGAAGGTTTTGACCCTACTACATTGCTTAACGGCAGGGTAGATAAATATGGTCGGCTTGATTTAACCCCTAGAGAAGATTTAAACGCAGCCGAACAAAGGGCTTATCAATTAGCTTATGGAAGTGTAGACCCATTTCACGAAGAATTTGAAGTAAAGTCAATCGACCCTAATTTTAATTTAAAAAATAATAAAGAATGGTGGAATATCGACCCAGCATATCAAAACTGGTGGATTAATGAACACAGCCAAAATAAAGGCGGTGCTTTAGGTACAGGCGGTGGTTTGATTGGAATGCGGGCTAGTGAATACATTACACCTGCTGCTATTCTTGCTGCACCTTTTGCTATTGAAGCATTAGCACCTCTTTCTGCTGCTGCTGCACCTGCTTATGATGCTGCATTTGCTTTTGGTGCTGGCGCTGCCCCTGAAGCTGTTGGTGGTGCTGCTAGCGCATTATCAACTGGTGAAATATTAGGTTCAGGTGGATTTACTCCTACTGCTGGCAGTTCATTTGCTGTTGACCCTTTAGCTACTTATGGCGCTGTTGCGTCAGAAGCTGTCCCTTTTGTACCTGAGCCTACACCTTATGTGCCTGAACCTGCGCCTTATGTGCCAGAAGTTAATCCTTATGTTTCCGAGCCTACACCTTATGTACCTGAATCTGCACCTTATGTACCTGAATCTGCACCTTATGTACCTGAATCTGCACCTTATGTGCCTGAACCTGCGCCTTATGTGCCAGAAATTCCGCAACTTACTACGCCAGAAATATTAAACTCTACAGGTTTTACACCTACTGCTGAAATTCCATTTACTGTTGACCCTAGTGCTGCATATACAACTGGCACTACTACCTCAATTCCAGCCGACATTGGCATGGGAACTGATGCACCATTACAAGGGCCAACATACCAAGAATTAGGTGTAACAGGAGTCCCCGAAGGTGGCATGGGGCCAACTTACGCTGAAATGGGCAACACAGGATTAAACACAGAAGAAGCTATGGCTGCTGCTGATGCTGCCGCAAAACAATCACAATTAGCAGAGGCTTTAAAAACTGCTAATGAAGTAAGACAAACTGCAAGCGCAGCAAACAATTTAGCAAAGTTATTGTCACCAACCGCAAAAAATGTTGCAAAAACTGGCACAAATGCTAATTCACAATTTATAAATGCAGCGCAAAATTTAGCGCAATTTACACCTGAACAATTTGGTGGCTATTACCAAATGAATAAAAACCCATTTACATTTAGTAATCCTATGGCAAATGCTTTAAAAAACAAAGACGTTACAGGATTTGATGTATCTGGTACAGGCGGTCAAGCATTAAACACAACAAACCAAATAGCAAATTTACTTAGAATGTTGGGATAGGAATTATTATGGCACTTACACCTGAACAAGAAGCATTAGACTTTAATCCTGAATTGCAGGATGTTAGCCGCCAAAGAAAATTGGCTGAACTACTTATGGCTAAAGGTTTACAACAACCACAAGGTCAAATGATTAGTGGTCATTATGTAGCCCCTAGCTGGACTCAACAATTAAACCCTATGGCTAATGCTTTAGCAGGAGAAGCTGTTGGAGGTCGTGCAGACACTAAACAAACACAAATGGCTGAAATGTTGCGTGAAAGAAGTGCAAATGAAATAAATGAATACGCAAGATTAGCAAAAACAAATCCTGATGCTGCTACTAAATTTGCTATAAATGCTAAAACACCAGAATTAAGAGCTTTAGGACTTAAATCATTAAACCCTGAAGAATATACATTAAGTGCTGGTCAAACTCGATTTAAAGGTGGTCAAGCAGTAAATGTTGTAGCGCCAGAATCTAAACTTCATGTAGTTAAAGGAAATTTAGTAAATGAACAAGGAAAAGTTGTTTATGCTGCGCCTGCAACAGCAGAAGAAAAAGCCAATCCTGCTGAAGCTGGTTTGCGTAGTTCTTTCTTAAATCAAGCAACACCGCATATTCAAATTAGTCAAGCGTATCGCAAAATTGAAACTGCACCTGATACGGCTGCTGGTGATATGTCTAAAATATTTGGATTTATGAAAATTCTTGACCCAGGCTCTACTGTTCGTGAAGGCGAATACGCTTCTGCCGAAAACGCAAGAGGTGTACCTGATACAGTTAAAGCCCAATATAACAAAGTTATTAGTGGTCAAAGACTTACACCATCACAGCGCACACAATTTACGCAAGCTGCTGGCGATATTGTTAATAGCCAAAAACAACAATTTGAAGGTCAAAAGAAATATTATTCAGACATTGCTACTAAAAATAGAATTGCACCTGAAAGTATTATTTATGACCCTTATGAAGGGCTTGATTTGCAAATTACTCCACCAAAACAACCTAAACCTGTTTCCAACATTAATCAGCAATTAGGCGTACCACAAACTAATGGTGGTTGGAATATTATTGGCGTAACTCCTTCAAGGTAAAAATATGGCTCAATATACAGTTCAAGCCCCTGATGGACAAACAATTACTTTAGAAGGCCCAGAAGGCGCTTCTCAAGCAGATGTTATTGCGCAAGCACAAAAGTTATATCAACCAAAAGCAGAAGCTACAGTTGGACAATTTGGTGAAACTGGTGGTGGCGCTGCTGTTGGTAGACCTCAAGGCATTAATCGTACTAATGTATTAGAGCAACCTCGTCCATTAGAATCAGCTATGGCTGGTGCTACTAAATCATTTGTAGACCCTTTATTAGCTGGCGCACAATTAGCCACAGGAAATGCACCAAAAATTAATGAATTAGTGCAAAGACTTGCTAAAGAAAGTGGTCAATATCAAGAAGAAAATCCAATGGCTTATGGCGCTGGTCGTATTGGTGGTGCTGTAATGCCAGCAATGGGCGCTGCTAAAGTTATTGGCGCTATTCCTTCTTTTGCTAAATTAAATCCTTATTTGCAAGCAAGTGCCATTGGCGGTGCAGTTGGCGCAGCTTCACCTGAAGAAACAGGCAAAACAGGACAATCTTTATATCAAGAGGCGGCTAAACAAGCTACTATTGGCGCAGCATTAGGCGCACCAACACCATTATTAGGCAAACTAGCCGATGTTGGTATTCATGCTGGTAAATCACTTGCAGAACCTTTTTATCAAGGTGGACAAAACCTTATTCTTGGTCGTGCATTGCGTCAATTTGCTGGCAATGACGCAGAAAAAGCTATTGCTAATTTAAGAAACGCCAAAGAATTAGTGCCAGGTTCTATGCCTACAGTAGGAGAATCTGCTGGAGTGCCAAGCCTTGCTTCTGCACAAAGGGCAGCAATAGGTTCTTCACCAATAGCTACAAATGCTTTAGCTAATCGTCAATTAGCACAAAATGAAGCTAGAACTGCTGCGCTTGAAAATATTGCACCAGAAACTAGAGTTCTTAAATATTCTAATATTAGAGAAGAAGTAGCTAATGATTTATACGATAAAGCATTAAATGTTAAATTGGCTTTAGCGCCAGAAGATGCAAAGATTGTTGGCGAATTAGTTAAAACTCCTGCTATTTCTAAAGCAATGAATGAGGCAAAAATAAATGCTGCCAATAGAGGCGTAGACATTGCTGACCCTGCTGGCTCAATGCGTGGTTTGCATGAAACTAAAATGGCTTTGGATGACCAAATTTCAGCCGTTAAAGCTAAATTAGAAAAGTCTGGCACAGGTGCTACAAGCGCAGAATTACGCAGTTTAATTTCTGCTAAAGACCGTTTATTAGGATTTATTGAAAATGTAAACCCTGCTTACAAAGAAGCAAGTTCTACATTTGCAAGGCTTTCTAAACCTGTTAACCAATTAGAATCCATTGCTAGATTGGCAGAAAAGTCAGTTTCTCCACAAACTCAAAACATTTATGCCGCTAATTTTGCAAGAGAATTAGATAAAGTTAAAAAAGAAGGAATTTTATCTAAACAACAATTAGCTAGACTTGAAGCAATAAGCGAAGATTTGCAAAGAGGAACATACGCTAAAACTGCTGGCGCTGGTATAGGTTCTAACACTATGGAAAAGTTGGCCTATAACAATATGCTTCAGCAAGTAAACCTTCCAAATATGCTTAGAAGGCGTGGCATGGCTGAAACTGCTGGAAACATTCTTGCTAGAGTTAGTGATGTAGGATATGGCGGTGCAAACAAGCAATTAACAAATAAAATGGCAGAGGCTTTGCTTGAACCTAGAAAATCTGCCGCATTAATGAAATTAGCTGGCAAAGCAGAAAAAGCTTCTCATTTAACGCCAGAACAAGCAAATATAGCTAGAATTTTGGCAACACAAGCTGCACAAAATATGATTAAAGGAGTTGGAAATGAGTAGAAACGGTAGCGTTAATGTGTACGATTGTATTGTCTAATTCTATGACAAGTACGACAACGCCTCCATCCTTTGTAAATATGGGTATTTGCTTCAGTAAATTCATGCCCAGCTTTGCAATGGGTCAATGCTTTCTTTTTTGCGCCACTAGCTTGTCCACCAAGTGCAAGACCTTCTTTATAAACTTTGCGAGTTTTATCTACAAGCTCATCAAAAGTTTTAGCAGTTTTAGCTCTTTGAACAATAGTGTCCCATTTAAAATTATATTTTTCCGCAATTTCGCAAACAAGGTGTTTAACGCCTTCAATAGTTACATATCTAGTAATTCTGCGGTTTCTTTGCTGTTCTTTTTTAGTAGACCATTTGCAGTTATTTGGAGTGTAATCGCCATTATTGTTAATTCTGTCAATAGAATAACCTTGTGGTCTTTCGCCCATGTCTTGCACAAATTGGTTAAAATCATTAATCCAGTCATTGCAAATTTTTATGCCTCTGCCACCATAGTTTGCATAATGTTTGTTGCTTGGGTTAAGACATCTTGCCTTCATTCCTTGCCAAACTTGGTAAAGAGGGTGTGGGTTTTTAAATGGCATAGTAATCTCCTTTTTAGAGATTATAGCATTAAATCGTAAAGGAAAACAACCATGTCCCGAAATGGCTCAGGCACTTATACCCTACCTGCTGGTAATCCAGTAGTAACAGGCACAACCATAACAACCACATGGGCTAATAACACTCTTAATGATATTGCTTCTTCATTAACAGGAAGTGTAGCCTCAGATGGTCAGACACCTATGTCTGGCAATCTTAATATGGCATCTAATAAAATTGTGTCATTGGCTACGCCTACTGCTTCTACTGATGCTGCAACTAAAGACTATGTTGATACTTTAGTTACAGGCGGTAGTGCTGGTATATTTTCTAGCGTTACAGATACAGGACTAACAAGTGGTCGAGTAACCTATGCTACAACAGGCGGTCTTTTAACAGATGACGCTGACATGACATTTAATGGTACTAATTTAACATTAGCTAATGATGCGTCTATTGCAGGTGTTACTATTGGTAAAGGTAAGAATAGCGTTGCTACTAATACAGGTTTAGGCGTTAGCGCTCTAGCTGCTGCTACTTTGAGTGGTGCTAACAACACAGCCGCAGGTTATCAATCAGGTAATGCTTTAACTTCTGGAAGTGAAAATACATCTTATGGAAGCAGCACTCTTGTTGCTGGAACAACGGTTACGCAAAATACAGCCGTTGGTTATCAAGCCTTAAAAGTATCTACTGTAGCTGGAAACACAGGTATTGGATGGAATGCAGCTTATCAAACAAATAGTGGAACTTATAATACCGCAGTAGGGTGGCAATCTTTATCTACAAATTCATCGGGTCAATTTAATGCTGCTATTGGTGCAAACTGTTTAAGTACGGCAACTGGCTCTAATAACACAGGTTGCGGTTATTTTTCTGGTAAAAATGTAACAACTGGCGCAAATAACGCTTTTTTTGGTTATCTTGCAGGCACAGACGCAGTAGCCAATATTACTACTACCTCTAATAACATTGTTATGGGTAACAACTCACATACCAATGCCTACATTAAAGTAGCTTGGACTGTTACTTCTGATGCTAGAGATAAGACAAACATTGCACCAGTTACACTAGGTTTAGATTTTGTTTCTAAATTAAACCCTGTTTCTTATCAATTTACTGACAATCGTACAGACAAAACACCTACTGGTGATGTGCGTTATGGTTTCTTGGCGCAAGACATTCTTGCATTAGAGGGTGATAATCCTGTCATTATTGATAACAAAGACCCTGAAAATCTAAAATATAATAGTGATTCTTTAATACCAGCCCTTGTAAAAGCAATACAAGAACTTAAAGCTGAAATTGATATTTTGAAAGCATAATATGAACTTTACATTTACATGGATTTTAGATAAATTTGGTTTTCAACCTAAAGCAGCTTTTGATTTTCCTGTAAAGGAAAAACGTGTTGCTAAAAAAGTAGCCATGAAAACAAAAGCGTCTACTCGCAAAACAATCAAAAAGTGAGTAAGTTATGTCTTTTGAAATTGACCCT